ACGATGCAGCCTGATGCGGCCTGGCTGGTGCTGGATCCTGCAACAGCAGCTGCAGGCCTGCGGCGCCTCGAGCTGGATGCCAGCAGCTGGCGCCTGGTGCCGGTGGTCTGCATTGCGCCGGCGGATGAATACCCACGGCGCTGGCAGGTGCAGGCATGACCAAGCCAAAGCCGCAGCCGTACGGCAGACCGAAGCGCCGGCCACCGTCCACGCATGTGATGACGGTGCTGCATCCAGATGCCCTGCAGGCCGTCACGGCCGTCATGACCAAGCACCAGCTCAGTCGATCTGGCGCAATTCATCACCTTGTCCGCCTCGGTGCGGGCCTTCCTCCTCTGAACTGAACCCATGGCTTCTGAAACCTTCTACAGCCCCAAGGCGCCAGTGCGCTGGGCGCACCTGATCAACGCCGACGAATACGAAGGCAAGTACAGCTACAGCTGCGAGCTGGTGCTGGACAACAACAACGCAGCGCATAAGGCCTTCCTGGCCAAGCTCGAGGCTGAGTTCGTAGCGCAGCACGGCGCCAAGAAATCACGCAGCGCCAAGGGTGAACCCTGGCGGCCGGACAAGGAAGACGCCACCAAGACGGTGGTGCGCTTCAAGGCCAACCGCTTCAGCAACGACGACGGCACCTTCACCAAGGGTCCGCGGATGGTGGATGCCAAGAAGCAGCCATGGGATGGCCAGGAGATTGGCAACGGCTCTGAGCTGATCATCGGCTTCACGGTGTATCCGTGGAATCGCTCTGAGGGATGTGGCATCACATTGCAACCGAAAGCGGTGCAGGTGGTCACGCTGATCCCACGCGAAGATCCAGGCGACAAGGTTGCCGATGGCTTCGATGAGCAGGACGGTTATGTCGTCGGCCAGGCGTCTGAGTATGTGGACGAGTTCGCGGACGATGAGGAGGCACCCTTCTGATGGATCGCGCAACTGTTGACGCCATCCGCGAAGCTGATGCGTCGATTGCCGCTCAGGCCATCGAGTCTGAGCTGCGCTTGTGGTGGCGCTCCCAGGCGCAGCCGGAGCAGGTGCTGCTGTCAGCTGATGACACCGTGCGGTTTGTGCAGCACATCCTGCGGCGAGGTCGCCATGGCTGATCTGCCCTTCATGCGCGGCCATGGCGTCAACCGCTCCAGCGGTGTTCGCGTGGTCCCGGTTGCTGATCTGCGCCGGCTGCATCAGTTGATGCTGGCGGCCATCTGCCTGCAGCTGCTGCAGGTGGTGGCGGTGCTGTGGCGGCTGCAGTGACATGAGCTCTGCAGGTCTGGGCTGGTGGCTGGAGACGATTGGTCGGTATCCGCTGCTCAGCCCAGCGCAGGAGATCGAGCTCGGCACTGCCATCCAGGCGTGGTTGAACCATCCGGGATTTCCGGATCGTTGCCCGCCAGGCATCCGCCGCCGCGGTGAACGTGCCAAGCGTCGATTCATCGAAGCCAACCTGCGCCTGGCGGTGAGCTATGTCTCGAAGCACTGCAACAGGTTGGCCAAGGGCCACAGCCACGATGATCTGATCCAGGCCGCCAACCTGGGTCTGATCACGGCGGTGGAGCGGTACGACCCAGCGCGCGGCTACCGCTTTTCCACCTACGCCTACTGGTGGATTCGGCAGTCAGTCACGAACTGGGCGGATCGGCACGGCCGCACCGTGTCCATCCCTGCGATCCATTCGCAACACCTCGGCCGGCTTGGTGCCATCCGCCGCCGGCTGCTGCTGGAGCTCGGCCGCGAGCCATCACGCCAGGAGCTCTCCGAAGCGCTTGGTGTATCGGATCGCGTGCTCGAGCAGCTGCTGGTGAACATGCAGCCGATCGGCAGCCTGGATCGCGTCATCGCTGATGACGGCGGCATGGAGCTGGGCGATCTGATCGCCACCCATGACACCACGCTCGAGGATCAGGAAGAACAGGAGCAGCGGCGGCAGCAGGCGCAGCAGTTGCAGCAGTTGATCAGCCGGCTGCCAAGGCGTGAGCAGCGCCTGGTGCGTCAGGCGTATGGCCTCGATGGTGTGCAGCGCAGCCGCAAGGAGGTGGCCACGGCGGCGGGCATCAGCACACGCAAGCTGGAGGTCATCCTGCAGGCGGTGGAGCAGCAGCTGCAGCAGATGGCTGTGCAGTTGGAGTTGATCACGGTGCCGGTGGCGGTGCTGCCACCCCGGGTGAAGGTGCAGCGAAGGCTGCGCCCGGTGGAAGCTACAGCTCAGCTGAGTTTCTGGCTAGAAGTTCTCGTGCCATCTCCATGTAGCGCTCACTCGGACCAGGTAGCGACGGTTCAGCTTTTGCCAGCAGCAGTTCCACCTCGAGGCAGGCCACACGCCGCAGCGCCTGGTTCAGCAGATGCTGCTGCGTGTACCACTGCACAATCAGCCGATCGGATTGCTGCTGCAGCTCCTGCAGCTTGAGGCGCACCGCACGCCGGCGGTCGGTTTCCATCTGCAGTTCAGTGGCCAGGCTGAGGGTTGGATCGAGCCAGCTCATGCCGCACCAGCAGCCATCAGGTCAGTCTGAGCAGGCGCCATTCATCACGGTTGGCGTAGACGATCGCGGCTCCGCGTGCTGGCTGGTGGTAACCGCTGATCAGCTGATCACCGCCAGCAGCGGCAGCAGCGCGTTGACGATCCTCGAGGCGGTGCTGCGCTCGCGCGGCCGGCAGCTTCCCTAGTAATCCCAGCGCACGCGGGGCCGGCCGGCCCTGATGCCCAGATGCACGAAGCCTTTGGGTGCGCCATAGCCAATGCTGAATGGCCAGTGCTGATCACACCAGGCCTGCACTGCTTTGATGTCCACGCCTGGCACGTTGAAGTCCACAGCGCCGGTACTGGGTGCGTTGTAGAGGTGTTCACTGGCGCTGGCACCACCAACAGCGCGATTCACCGCCGGCGGCCGGTAGCCGCTGGTGATCACCACCGCACGATTGCCGAATTGCACGCGCACACGCTCGAGGAATGCCGCCAGTTCAGCCGCGGTCTCCAGCTGGTGCTGATGATCAAAGCGCCGGGCCTCCTGCCACAACGCAAACTCACCCAGCTGGATGTGTGGCGTGATGCGGGTGGCGAAGTCTGATGCAGGCGTCAGCTTGAACGGCTGCTGCTGCACCACCGGCCGGCCGTTGTTGAACAGGGCCACCTCAGCTGCGCGCCGGCGCTCGAGGCCAGCCAGCACTGCTTCACCGGCATGGCTCCAGCGTGGCAGCTCCTGCTGGATCACCACCGCCGGTGGATCACCAGCCTGCAGGCGCTTGCGCAGCGTGGAGCTGGCGACAGCGCTGAGGCCGACGTTGTAGGCCCAGCTGATCAGCGCGGCGATCTCATTGGCGCGCCACTTGGTCGCCATCGGCAGCAGCTTCAGCAGCTGCTCACCAGTGCCCTGGAGCTCAGCGTCAAGGAACGCATCAGCCTGCTGCTGGCTGATGGTGTCACCCTGCTGGACGGCGCGGCCGTTGAGTGTGGTCTGCCCCCAGCCGATGGTCCACACACCGGCGGGGCATTTGTAGGCCACCAGGCGGCAGCCTTCAAACTCACGCACGATGGTGCGGGCCGGCGCCAGCCAGGCCGCTGGTGTGTTCGGCACCGCTGCATTCCAGATGCTGCCCAGCTCGCCGTTGTTCTCCAGTGCGCCCGCGGGCAGGTGCTTCTCCACGGCCTCCCAGAATGCGCGGTGATGCGCCAGCTCAAGGTTGGAGTGCTTGACGCAATCAATCAGGCGCCTGGTCATGGCCGGTGCTGCTGGATGACAGGCTGCCGATCAGCAAAGGCGCCCTTGATCTCAGACCAGACGATGGGGCTGAGCATCGCGGCAACGATGGCGAGGATCACCACCTGCGCCATCTTGGTTTCAAGTTTGCCGACACGTTCACCGATGCTGCTGCGTTCGCGGCCATCGGTGATGGCGGCATCGAGCAGCTGCTTCAGCTGGCCCTCGAGTACACCAATGGCGCGCAGGATCTCGCCGTGCGATGGCTCGTTACCCATTGGTGTCATCACCGCTTGCGGGAGGCAATGCCACGCAGTGCGCCGAGGATCAGCTGGGTCCAGCTGTTAGCGCGAACGCCAGGCACGATTGCCAGTAGTTCAGAGCCAGCCAGCAATGCCACGGCGATGCTGGTGATGTCTTCCGGTGTGGGCGCCATAGCTGATGCGCTGATGGCTCAGGCTATGCAGCTCAGCAGCTCAGCAGTTACATCAAACAGGCCGCCGCTGCCATGGGTTTCATCTAATGGCTTGGCATAACGCCATAGCGTGGTCGCTGGCACCAGGTCGGTGAAAGAAGTATGGCCTGCCCAGGCTTCTGTACTTAGCGGAAATGACAGATAGCCACCTTGCTGCGCGCGGTAGTGATCACGCAGCAGCTTGGCCTGCGCTTCTGTCAATGCGGTAAAGCCAAGCGCAAGGGTATGGCTGAATGAAGTGGTGCCATGCCTGAATCGCACGGCGCCACCAACAAAGCCAGATTCCTCAGAGACTGGGTAGGTGCCAAAGGAATACGAGCGTGTCTTGGGTTCAAGCGCTGGGAATGTAGCCATCAGTTCTGCAGCGTGATGACGCTGGCGCCCACCGTAAACGTCCCAGATGCTGAGGCAACGTCACTACCGAAATCGTTGTAGGCCACCAAGTTATCGTTAGATGCAGTACCTGTGGACTTGTAGATCACGGCACCTCTGGCGGTGATGGTGCTACTCGCCCAGCTCACAGCAGCAAAGCTGAGGGTGACGCGATCGTTGGTGGTGTCCTTGGTGACGGTGCAGGCGCTGGTTACGCCACCTGCTGTGTAGCCAGTGCCGCTGACTTCGTTGGTGACGTCATTGCGTTTGTCGTGCGTGTCCTTGTCGGGCGTGTAGCTGCTAGTGACCAGCATCACCTTGAAGGTGTCAGTGTCGAAGTCGATGGCACCACGGGCCATGTCATCAACGGCTGAGTTGTAGAGCAGGCTGGCCATAGTTAATGCTCAGGTGGTTTCATTCTGCCGAGGTGGCAGGCGGCTGCGGCCATGTGATGTCGAACGGGTTAGCGACATCAGCCAAGTCGCGCAGTGCTTGGCGGTAGGTGGCCCAGGCGTCACGATCGGCGCCAAGGTCGTAGTCAGCAATCTGCGTCCAGTCGCTGGCCTTGAGCAGCTCGATGCGCTGATTGCGGACCTTGGCGTGCTGCGTTTGCAGCTCGTTGAAGCTGTAGGGACGCACGACGAAGGCGCTGCCGTCCCAGTCGATTGTCTCCAGCTTCGGGTTGCAGTCGGGGCGATGGTGGGGGCCGGAGTATCCGGCACGCTCCAGCTCGTCAGGCGTGAAGGTGGCGCGGTCGGTGCGGGTGCTGCCGTCCGCAAAGCGGATCCGGT